TCTCTACGTGGTAAGTTCTTTAGACCGTTTTCAAACTTATCGTAAAATTCTTCAAGCTTGCCATCAACACCGAGAACGAATTGCTTGCTCTCGAGAATACCATTAACAAACGCTTTAGGACAGCTCGGATCCGCTACACAATCAACAGCAATAAGACGCATTTCATTAACGCGATTTATACCATCAGATTGCTCTTCAAGCTGACCGAGGGCGCGACTTGACATGCCAACCTTGACACCGTCGTTAATGAGAGAACGAACAATCATACCAACAGGTGTTGATAAGACAACAGACTCTCCGTAAATTGTATTACCATCCTTTCTAAGAGAGGTTACCATGTGACAAGCTCTCTCAAGATCTACTTCTGCTGAAGCAGGGTGATTTAACTCACCGAGTGCGCGCTTAGGAACAACCATCTCTTGAACGTAACGGTCGACTTCACGCTCCATATCTGACTCTGTATAAATTCTCTTGTTCTTATTCACCTCTTCGCACGCCATATATGGACCGCGAATCTTCATTACAGACTGACCCTTAATATTTTTTTGCTCTTCAATATATTCGAATTGCTCTTCAGAGGCCGGTGTTTCGACTAATAGACGTAATGACATAAAATTATTTATTGTCTAGGTAGTTATTTATCTATACCTAGCTCTTTTTCTGTAAGGATTAAAAAGCTATAACCGTGTTTATCACACCATCTCTTAGCTGCTTCCCATTTAGCCTGATTTTGCGCAAATCGTGCGGTTTCATAAACCATTGTCGATATTCGCTTTTTACCCTTAACAGGTAGTATTGTTTGTGCTCTTGGCTTAATTTCGATAATATATTTTCTTATTGACTCACCCTCTCTTATTGCAACTATACCATCAGTATAATACCTGTGTACTCTTTGATCCAAGGGACTAACATAGGGGATAATAACAGCCTCTGACGCCCACTCAACAACGTTTGGATTATCGTCAGCCCATCGAAAGAATTTTAGCTCCCATCCGGATCGGTATACAGGATCTTCTTTGCCAATATATTTGTTTCTATTTTTAGGTTTAAACAGTCCTTGTTTAAATTTGCCTTTGCCGTTAAGCGGTATCATATATTACCCAATAAAGAACATAGGTGGCGCTACGTCGCCTAAACCTGGAGCTCCTGTATAAAGTTTTTCTTCAAGAGCTTTTTTCTCTTCAAGGCCTTGAGAAAGGATGTCATTAAAGTTAATTGATCCACCGCCATAGAGAGTTGTGCTACCGTATTTACCTCTTACGTTGCCAAGTGTAATCTTACTAAGAGCTAAGGCGTATTGATATACCCAAGGCTCCTTAATAATATCACGTAACGGCCTCTCAACATAACAAGCAACAGTACCGTAGAATCTACTACCAGAACCAGGCGTGCGTGGTGGAGGATAGAATACGAGAAGCTGGGTACGAGGATCAAAGGTAAAATGACGTCTTGTAGCTAGAAGTTTTTCTCTTACTTCTAACCAATTTTTTAATGTGTACCAACTAATGAGATCAAACCCGTAATTACCCATTGCATAGCTAAAGTATGTTTGTTGTGCGAGAGTCTGTTCAATGGTAAACAACGTATTAATGCCGTTGGATGATCCTTCTTCAAAGTCAAATATATCTATTACCTTACGATAGTCCATTGTATCGTAATCAAAACTATTTACATATTGCTCTTGACTATTTGAAGAAGGCCGAAAGCTTGAGAGCAATACACTGTTAAAGTTCATTACACTTAAGTAATCGGTTGTTGTTAAAATCTGATTCTTATATATGCCGTCGGTATAAACACTCGATAAGGTGCTTGATGTACTGAACGCACTAGCAGGTATTGGTGCTATCGCAGAGTAGACTGTTGTAGTAGGTTTATCAATACGCTTAAAGTGAGGTGTAATACTAAACAAATCGTCAAGCTTTATACCTACACCATCTTTGTAGAGATTAGAATCAAATACAAGATACTCCTCTGTATAACCAGCAAATTTAGTATACAGTTCACAAGCTTGTGCTATATTTTCAAAAAGTTGATCATGATGAATTTCAACATTAATCATCGGAGCTCCTAAAGAGCGTGATATACGATCACCTAGTCGGCCGAACGAATCTATTTTACTAGCTAAGTTCGAACTCTGAAAGGCTGAAACTGGCGTAATGGCTGAGCAATCCATACATGTATTTATTAAGCAGGAGGTGCCTCAGCTGCAGGTGCAGCAGCTCCTGCTCCGCCTCCTCCTGCAGCAGGTGGTGCTTCAGTCTCAGGCGGTGCCTCTTCTCCACCAGCTGGACCCGGGCCAAACGCAGGCGGTGACCCGGCTGGTGCTCCACCTCCACCAGCTTCAGGAGCTGAACCTGCAACTGCTCCAGCCTCTCGCCAGTCAGGGCCGGTGTTTGTAATCTGATCAAGCTCCCACATGAGCTCTCTATCCTTACGTAAAAATTCTCTATTAGCCATAATATCAGAATCTGTCCATCCAAGATAGCGTTTTTGTGCGTATGTTTTCGAAACAAATTCACCTTGCGTTATAGAATTAAAATTCTCAACCTTAAGTTGAAATTTTTGATTTTCTCTTAGTTCATAAAAATTTGTCGGTACGTTAAAGGTAAGATCGAGATATGAATCTTTTAATCTCATCTCATCATAAATACCTTTTAATTTGAGATGAGTTATAAACCCGCCCTTTAGTCCTGTTGCAAAGCGCTGTTGTTGTCTAACAACAAAGCGCGCAAACTTCAGTTCTTCACGTAAGATATCTGCCCCATCTTTATAAGGATCATCAGGGTTGAGACGCGAAGCTGGTACCTTAAGAGACTTATATAACTTCTTAACAAAATACATTAAGTCTGTTAATTCACCGAGATTAGCGCCACCTGCGAGTTGCGTAACAGATGTACCTTCAGATCCAGCTCTCTTTGCGAACCAGAAGCTGTCGAGCATGGATTGTGGGTTGAATTTCTGCACGGTTGCTGCTTGATCAGCGTCATATGTACGCTTTGACCAATAGGAGGTCATAAGCTTTCTTAAATATGCTTCAGCCTTAGGCGGCGCCATGTTTCCAACATCGACGTTAAAGACTAGTCGTTCAGGTGCTCTAACAAGGCGGTATATGACAATAGCATCTTCAATTAAGCTTAGTTGACGGTAAGCGCGTCTTGCATTTTCAATAAAAGGTAATCTTAAATTTTTATTTTCATTCCAAATACCAGAGTTAATATATGTAACCTGGTTAACGTCCATCGGAATTAGCTCTGTCTTTGCGACCTTACCGGGATTCTTCGCATCGTAAATGGGCTTACGTAGTAAGAACCCCTTTACAATCATATTCTGTACATTTTCAAATACAGGGTCGATGACGTCAGAGGGAATCGTAACAACACCTAAGATACCTTCCTTTGGATGTTTTTTATGTATAATGTGTTCCCAGTATATTTCTGCATCAACTAGCAGCTGTCTAATATATTCCCAGCCTTTATGTTCAAGATCGAAATAATTGATGTATCTCTGAAACTCTTTTCTTACTTTTGTTTTTTGTGTTTCAGAAAGCCCGGAGTCTATAAATCCAAGCTTAACAATATCACCGTTTTCGTCTTTATTAATAAACTCATCACATATCTCATCTAACGCATCAGCAACTTCGGAGTATGCTGCCATGACTCTATAGTCTGTAAGTCTCCGGCCCTTATCGGGCTGAATATTTGCATACATGAAGTCATGGTAGTCTTTGTTTTGTAAAATATTTGCATACTGGTCGTCTGTTACAGAAACAGATGAAGAAATAGATTGACGCGTTAATGCGCCAATTCTATCTGTACCACGGCCATAGAAAAGCTCATATTTTGGGTTTAGAGCGTTAATCTTATCATTAACATCATATGATTGGTATGGTAGTTTAGAAGATACATACTTCATTAACTCTCTACCAAAAGTACTCTCTCTATTTGAATCAACCATAATTTATCACAATTACTTAATACGTATTTAGCTAATTACCATTATAAATACGCGCTTGTATTAGCGTCAGAAGTAAAATAGCTAATTTCATTTGTTATCTGCGGATAGCCATATGAGGATAGGCGTTCTACGTCTGTAATAACATTGGGATCAGACGAGTATGCAGCAGCTGTCAGCTCCGATACCGATGTAATAAGTTTGGTGGTATAAAAATTCTCATTAATATAGAATATATTACCAACAGGATCTTGTTGCGCAGGAAACAACCATCCTTTAATAGTAAATGATGTATCACCTGTTATTTTATATTTTTCTGACGCTGCGATGTCGGTCGGGTACGAGAGATTGATGTTTCCACTCCAAAGTACTTCGCTACGAATTTCTTGGGGTATGGCAAATCCGGTTGATGATAGGTCGTTAGGTACTTTCCAGGAGAGAATAATATAGGGATTATTATACGGAATGAAGTTCGTTAATATTTGATCCATGTCGGATTGATACTTTGTTAGTATTGACATATTAACGGTAATATTAACAGGGACGGGACTATTATAGTGTGTTGATGTAGGGGTCTTGCTAATATCACTCGTACCGTTAGAGAAATAGAATCCATTAATCTTATTAAAGACTCTAGATTCATCTCTGCTTATATTACTAATACTCACGGAAACAACAGGTAGAGTGATGTTTTGTGCTAGATTAACTAGGTCATATACTACGCGTTGCTTCGGCGCGTAAACGTATCGAACCTGAACCTTGTTCTTTGCAACACGAGAATTATCGTAGCGATTAATAATAATATTATCAAACGCAGTAATGAACTGTGTTATAAGGTCTTTAACCTCCCAATGAAATGTTTGATTGCGCACGCTATATAAATTCCTTACAAATATTTAAGTTAATGGATGCGTTCGATAAAATATTTTGGAAGCTTGTTTTTAGCTCTTTTTACAACATTGACAAAATTACCATCGAGAATGTACGTGCTCGAGTAATCGTCTTTATTTCTTGTAGCACGGCCTGCTGCTTGTACTACAGCGTTTAACATCTTATTTTCATACCACTCTGCATCTTGTTCAAATAATTTCTTAATTCGCTTTGATGAAAGGGGTAAAAACGGGAGTTTAATAATGATCTGAAATCTAGCTAAGTCGTCCTTGAGATCAACACCATAAACAAGAGATGGTGACACAAGAATTGTAGGTTCCTTGGTACTGCTATGAGTCTTTAATATATCCTCATTACTAATTTCTGTGTCTCGACAAAGAAACCTTTTATCATTTATTCTTTCCTTTATAATTCCATTAATCTCATTTGAGTGTGTATGTATTATACCTTTATCATTTTTATGGTGATTGATAATCAATTTTACCTGTTCACAAATATCAGGTAAAACATTCTTCAAGTTTTTATAATTTAATTTATGCTTTGAAGAAATGTATATAGGGGATTTACTAGCATCAAATGTACTATCGACTTCAATATACTCGTAATCGCGAATACCGAGTGATTTAGCAAAATGCTTATGATCAATTATGGTTGCGGACATTAAGACAACCTTATCGCCGTAATCAAAAACATACTTTGAAAGAGAGTTTGCTCTTAACGGGGTCAGGATAACACGCTTTGAATCGATATCAACAACAAATTCACACTCTCTCCAATGTGCGCTAATAATAGTAAGAGAGCGGTGCATGTTCTTTAAAAACTGGTATTTTATTTTTTCGGTCTGTGAAACTAGATTTTGCTTTTTACTGCTATTCAAAGTAGTAAAGCGGTTAATCTCCTCCATAATAGGCTCGAGTAAGTTATTGACCCATATAAGCG